ATTTTGACCTCGCCCTGGGCGATTGTTCCATCCAAGTTAGTGGAGATCGTTGAGATCTATAATACCCATCTAAAGGGTGAAAAAATAGACGTAAAAATCATTGAGGCTCAGATTGGGAAACCCCTGAACCGGGAAGAGCAGGGTTATGAGGTCAATGACGGGGTGGCGGTGATTCCCATTGATGGCGTGATTTCAAAAAGAATGAATATGTTTACAAAGATATCCGGCGGGGCCTCTACTCAATTAATCGAAAGGGATTTCAAGCAGGCCCTCGACGATCCGATGGTGCGGGCAATCGTTCTCAATATTGATTCGCCCGGGGGCACGGTGGACGGGACTTTTGAGCTTGCAAATCTAATTTATGAATCGAGGGGACGGAAGCCGATCATTGCCTATACCGATGGGATGATGGCCTCCGCTGCTTATGCGATCGGTTCAGCTGCCGATAAGATTTTTATCTCAGGCAATACGGTTCAAGTTGGGTCTATTGGTGTGTTGGTTACCCATTATGATTATTCGGTTCAGGATGAAAAGCGGGGTATCAAGATAACTCATATCACAGCCGGGAAATATAAGGCCGTGGGGGTTGACTCCAAGCCTTTATCTTCAGAGGATCGAGAGATCATCCAGGCTGAGGTTGACTATCTTTATTCAGGATTCGTTCAGGATGTGGCCCGTAACCGTGGGGTATCTCCTGAACTTGTCCTATCAGATATGGCGGAAGGAAGGGTTTTTATCGGTAAAACAGCGATATCGGCAGGACTGGTTGACGGTGTTTCAACCTTTGATAAGCTGATTTACCAGTATAGCAATGCAAATTTACCCTTCAATACCAGGGCGGTAATGGAGGCCAGATGTTCGCAATTTCAAAGCTGAAAGGAGGCTTTAATCATGGACGGTATTGTAACCAAAGACACATTTTCAAAGGCATATCCTGACCTCTATGCGGAACTCCAGAAGGAGTTTAAGGCTATCGGATTTACCGAAGGGGTCGAAGCAGGCAAGAAAGAAGGGTTTGTTTCCGGTGCAGGGATAGAGCGGGAGAGAATCAAATCGGTTCAGTCTCAATGTCTCCCGGGACACGAAGCATTGATTGAAACCCTCAAGTTTGACGGAAAAACCATGGGACCAGAGGCAGCGATCCAGGTTCTCGGTGCAGAGCGGGCGCTTCTGGATGGGAAGAAAAAGGAGTTGATGGACACGGCCCAGGTGGCGATCTCTCAGACCAATCTTGGAACGGGTGAAAAAGATAAGATCGATCCAAACCTTCCGATTGAAGAGCAGGCAAAGTTGGCCTGGAACAAAGACCCGGCACTGAGGAAAGAGTTTGGAGAAGATAATTTCGGAGCATATCTTGCCTTCTCGAAGGCTTCAGCAGAAGGAAGAGTTAAGATCTGGAACAAAGAGAAGCCGAAGGGAGGGACCGAATAATGACAACTTTATCGGCAGACAAAAGAAGAGATATCATTTTGGGGGATATCAATGAGATCCCCATGATAGCCGCCGAGATTATCTATGAAGGTGCGGCGGTTGGAATCATCAAAGCAAGCGGTCACGCTTGGCCCCTTGCGTTTCCTAACAAATTTGCCGGATTTGCCGAGCAGAAGGTCGATAATTCTTTGGGGGCAGCGGCAGCCAAGAATATCCGGGTTATTTCAAGCGGCGTGGCGAAACTCTCAATCTCCGGTGCTGTTATTACCGACGTGGGTCTCCCTGTTTACGCTACGGATGACGACACATTTGTCTTTCTTCCCACGGGTGGGATTTTTATCGGGATGACGAGGCGATTCGTTTCCTCTGGTATTATGGAGGTGGAGTTTGATGCGATCGGGATGGAAAACCCCTGGGAAGGCAGACTGGCTGAGACTTTAGCAGGGGCAACAAAGACCCTCGCCATTACAGACAGCGGGAAGGTGATTTGCTGCACGATTACGACCGTGATCACCATTCCAGCGACGGCCACAAAATTGGATGTGGTTCTCCTTAATTGCGGGCCTTATGGGACGGTGCAGATCAGTGCAGATCCCAATGCCGCCGATAAGATCCAGGGGCCGGATATCGCGGGAAGCGATAATACCGATTACTACAATACGTTAGCGACGGCTCAGAGAGGCGATTTCATTCATTTGATCAATGGTGATGCAAATGGCGGGATCGTTGCCGAGCAACGTGGAGTCTGGAGAACGGCATAAACCTAAAAAAAATTAGGTAGAATCGAGGTGAAAAAGAATGGCAACTTTAAGTGCAGATAAAAGACGGGATATCGTTCTTGGACAAGTGAACGAGTTCCCCATAATCATAACTGAAATTATCTATGAGGGAGCCGCCGTGGGTACGGTGAAGGCTTCCGGGCATGCTCAACCCCTGACCTCCTCTGACAAATTTGTAGGATTTGCAGAGCAGAAGTGCGACAACAGCACAGGGGCGGCGGCGGCAAAAAATGTGAGGGTTGTAACAAAAGGGACGGCTAAACTATCCGTATCGGGAGCGGTGATCACCGATGTCGGACAGCCTGTCTATGCGACTGACGATGATACATTCGTATTTTTGCCAACGGGCGGGGTGTTCATTGGCTTCGTCAAGAGATTTGTATCATCGGGCATTGTCGAGGTTCAGTTCGATTCGATCAACTACAAAAACCCCTGGGCGGGGAGATTAGCGGAAACCCTTTCGGCGGGAACATTGACCCTGGATATTCAGGACTCCGGGAAGGTGATTTGCTGCACAGCAGATGCGGTTGTAACTACGGCGGTCTATACGGTTATCTCCGACGTGGTGGTTCTTAATTGCGGGGCTTACGGAATCGTAGGAATTAACATCGATCCATTTTCTGGCGAGTTAGTTCAGGGGCCGGATCTCGCAGGAACAACGGATAAAGACTTAATCAACACAAAAACTACGGCTAATCGGGGTGATTATGTTCGGTTAAAAGGCGGATCTGCGGAAGGAGCAGTAGCCGTGGAATTAAAAGGGATTTGGGCTACTGAGGCTTAAATTAACGGCAAACCGTTAACCTGATCAGTTGACGGCAAATATAATTTGAGAAGAGGGGCAAGTATGGTTGCCATACCAATCATATTGAGCCCCTTTTCTTTTGCCCTGAAATCAAAAGGAGGAAAGAAAAAATGTCTGGAATTGGATTAACTACCTCAAGATCGATTATAGGCGAATTTTACAATCGCCTATCTATGAATATTGGGGCCGAATGGGTAGGAGCAATTTCAATGCTGATGCCCTCGGTTCAGGAAACGGAAAACTATAAATGGCTCGGGATGTCTCCCCAGATGAGACAGTGGATCGGCGGGCGCCATGCCAAAGGATTCAAGGGCCAGGGATTAAGCATCACCAACCTGGAGTATGAAGCTACCCTCGAGGTTCTGACCAGAGAATTAAGAAGAGACAAGACGGGTCAGATCATGACAAGGGTTCGGGAGCTGGCAGATCGGGCAAATAGCCATTGGGCGAGTCTTTTGACGACCCTGATAGTGGCGGGTGTGTCAGCTACCTGCTATGACACTCAGTATTTCTTCGACACAGATCATGCCGATCCGGGGGCAACCTATACAACCAGCCAGGACAATGACCTCTCTATTGATATTTCTGCGGAGGCAGCTTCTGTCCACGGGGTTATCGCCGCACCGTCAACGGAAGAAATGAGACAGTGTATTCTCAAGGCGATCGCAGCGATTGTCGGATTTTTGGATGACGAAGGGGAACCGATGAACGAGAACGCCAATTCATTTATCATTATGACCCCCCTTAACCTTTACCCTGCTGCTCTTGCAGCTTGTGCTCTGCCTATTGTGGCGGGTGGGGAGCAGAATGTCCTTGCAAAAGCCGGATATTCTCTAATACCGGTCGCTAATGCCAGATTGACCAACGGAACGGCGGTTTTTTATGTATTCAGAACAGACGGACAGACCAAACCCCTGATTCGCCAGGAAGAAGTACCGATTACCGTCGAAGCCATTGCGGAGGGCTCGGAATTGGAGTTCAACGCCCACAAGCATCACTATGGTGTTTGGGCATCCAGGAATGTAGGCTATGGGTACTGGCAACATGCTTGTGTAGTTACAATGACCTGAACAATCTGAATGGATGGGGCTATATAGCCCCATCCCATTTTAAAAAGGAGGGTTTATGCAGTTTTTTAGAACAACGGGGACATTGATTATCCCGGCAGGATTCAGATTATCACTCAATGAGATCCAGATCAGAGACAGAGGAACAAGCCTTGTTCTTAAACAGAAGGGAAAGATTCAGGAAGTCAAAAAACCCATTCAATTTAAACGGGGCGAGATTCTTGGAATAGAGGAGCCCAATAAAATCATGCTGGAGGTCTTAGAGAAGACCGAGGAGGCAAGGGTTGACGCTGCGGGCCGACATTCTAACGGATCTTGATACGATTTTATCAACCGATGATTTTGCGGTAGTGGCGACCCTCTCTGGTGGTTCGACCATTAATGTCATTTTCGACAATCCCTATTTTGACGTTCTGGCCGTGGAATCAAGAGACCCCTCAGCGGTTTGTAAAACATCGGATGTGACTGCATTGGTGCATGGCAACACGCTTGTCATAGATTCAGTGACTTATTATATCACTGAAAAAGAGCCAACAGGGTACGGAACGACCCTTTTACGACTATCTAAAGAGGCTTAGCGGAGGAAGAGATGAGACTAAAAAAACGGGAATATGGAATCATAGGGTTAGTTTTATTACTGTTCATCGGGATAGCCTGGGCTGTTGATGAATCGGTTACGGTATCATCTACGGCGGTGGGGTTGACGGCAGCCAAATATGGATCGAATAGGCACGCTATGGTTTGTGTCGAGGGAAATGCTATCCGGTTCACACTGGATGGGATTACAACTCCAACATCAGGATCGACAGGGGTAGGGATAAAACTTGAGATCAATCAATGTCTTATCGTCGATCTAAATGACCATGTCAAGAATTTCAAAGCTATTCGTAACTCGGCAACCGATGCAACGATAAGGGCAACTTACTGGTAACAAGGAGGCTTTAATGAAAAAGCTATTGATTTTCATATTCATATTATTCATTTCTTCGTCTGTTTTTGCCGGTCAGATCACGATGGCCCCGACGATTATTCAATCGAGCGACTGCACTTTTCTAACCTGGTATGGGACACTTTGCCATGATACGGATGATGGGCGAATCTATAAGTGGAATGGGACGGCATTAGAGGAAATCCAATCAGGAATAGCTCTCGACACCATCTGGGATGCTGCAGGAGACCTTGTTCAAGGAACGGGGGCAGATACGGCAGCTAAACTCTCCGCAGGTGCAGCGGGAACAGTCCTGCGGGCTGCGGGGGTAGGGGTAGCAGTAGGGTGGTCGGGTTATACCATAGCCACTCCAACCACAGGGGGTTTGCTCTACGGTTCTTCGGCTTCGGCATGGGCGAATCTTGCGGCAGGCACAGAGGGTCAAGTCTTGAGGGCTGGTGCTTCTCCATATTTACCAGCTTGGACTACATCTACCTTTGCAGATACATATGCCATAGGGACGTTGCTTCATGCGGGTTCGGCCAACGTGATAACGGGATTGGCAGCTGGCACGAATGGACAATTACTTCTTGGTGTAACGGGTGCCGCTCCAGCATGGGGAACCGATCTTGCGACAGCAACCACGATTGGAGGGGCTTACGTTTATAGGGCGGGAGGCACGGATGTCCCTGCTACCGATGGTGGAACGGGACAATCCTCTTGGGCAATAGGGGATATTCTTATTGCACCCACCACCTCAACGGTAGGTGGATTGGCTGGAGTTGCTACAGGTTCTGTTTTGCAGTCAAAGGGTGTAAGTACTGCTCCTGCTTATTCTGCTTGGACAATCGCCGACCCTGGTGCTTCCGGTGGACTGCTTCAGTCTGATGGGACAAATTGGGCAAGGATAACTTCATTAACAGGTGTATCTATTGACCTTGGTGATTCAGTAGCCTCTGGTCATGCCGTTACGATGGATGCTAACGGAGTATTACAGACAGGTTTTACAGCCCTACTTCCAGATGCAGATGATGGAGCTTCCCTTGGAAACGCTGCATCTCAAAGATGGTCAGACCTTTATCTTGCTAATGGCGGTACAATCAACTGGAATAACGGGGATGTAATATTGACCCATTCTACGGGAGGTTTAGCGGTTACAGGTCAACTATCAGCCACAACCTATGCCTCAGATGGTTCGGTAACGGATGCAGAGTTGAAGTTTATTAATACCCTTTCGAGTAATGCACAGGATCAGATTGGTGCAAAAGCGAATACCGCAAGTCCAACCTTTACGGGAACGGCAACCTCACCAACCGTTGCGGTTTCGGGGGCAACGGGCGTATCTCCATTCTCTACGACTGGTTCTCAATTTAGAACCGTGGCTTCAACCATCACAGATAGTTCTCCGCCTGGAACAAAGGCTGTTGGGGTGGCAAACTCGATTGGACTTCCAACCTTTGCCTCAGACGGAAACTCAATAACTGTTACCGATGCTGTCAATCTTTACATTGCTGGTGTCCCCATTGATGGCGGTGCCAATATGGAGTTGACCCGCACCTGGGGGTTTTATCAAGCAGCAGGCAATCAGTATCTTGCTGGTAGTCTATTAATAGCGGACGCTCCGGCAGTACCAGGGGCAAGATTGCAACTTCCCGCAGGTACGACTGCTGCCCTAACTGCTCCATTAAAGCTAACTTCTGGAACAAGCATGACTACTCCAGAGGCAGGAGCCTTTGAGTTCACGACTGACACACTCTCTTTTACGATAACTACTGGACCAGCGAGAAAGACAATAGCATTTCTTGAAAGTCCTTCCTTTACGACTCCGGTTCTTGGTGTAGCCACGGCAACCTCTCTTACAATCGCAAATGTTACAAATGATAACTATCTGCAAATTACCGATAACGCAGGAGGAAGAGGACCTACTGGTTCAGCATGGGAACTCTATCCAGATGCCGGTATTTGGAAAATGAATACGAATGGAACTGAGAGCACGATTGCTAAACTTGAAGCCCCTACCTTTGTGACCTCTGTAGGTCTACCCGCTACCCTAACATCTGCTGCCGCATTAACCTGGACGCTCATGGATAATCAGGCTTCTGGACTTTCATTCGGTGCTACGGGTGCTGCCGATATTTTGAAGATAGGTACTCTCGATACGGGAGCGATTGTTACAGTAACGGGTAATCTTGCAATAACTGGTGATGGAACGTTCACTGGTGGAGATATTATCCTGGGTGCGAATACGACAACGGCTGGATCTGCTTTATTCTATGGAGGAACTTCTGGTTCGATTACCCTTAGTCCTGTAGCGGTAGCGGGAACCACTACCCTTACGATACCTGCTATAACTGGTCGTGTTCAGATTGCTTCGGCTGGTAGTATTATCACACCTTCGGCTACGGCTGCTCTTACCGTTGGTTTATCAAATTGCTACACCTGGACAGTTACCGATGATGAAGATTCAACCCTAACTTTCTCAGGTGCGGGGTCTGCCGGAGAGGAAGTGACAATCATCTTTACGACGGCAGGGACAGCAGATGAGATAATTACCTTCCATGCGACATTGGTATCCTCTACCGGAACCTTAACTCTCGGAACCACAGCAGGTAAGTTTTATACGATTCGCTTTATTAGTGACGGTTCTCATTGGTATGAGGTTTCAAGAACCGCTGTACAGACATAAGGAGTAAACATGAAACAATTCCTTTTAAGTATTTTACTTGTTCTCCTCTGGATATTGCCAATACAGGGAGAGAATAAATTTATAGGCAGTTCTGGAAAGGGTTATAGGATAGGATCGGTTGCCTCTGGTTCTGTGACTCAGGCCAACATGAGGATCAGTGCGGTTGATGGGACTGCCTTTACAGACTTCACTTCAGCAGGTAAACTTACACCCTACCTCAACCATCTTCTTGTGGTCAGAGATTCCGCTAAGAGGGTGATTCAGGGTTACATCAAGGCTGCGGGAGATCCTGCGGGGGAGACGCTGGGAACTGAACATACTCCAACAAATAATAGTTTTGAGACTAATACTGCTACTCCTCCGGCAAATTGGAATAATCAGACAAATATGGTTGGGACTGCTGTTGCAGATGTTACGGCACCCGCAGGGTCGAATGTTTGCGAAGTAGTATTTAATGGAACTGAATTAGCTAATACCTTTTTTAGTAGTTCTACAACACTCCCCACTACAAGACTACTTTTGAAAGCAACTTATTACGCCAAATCAATTAGTGGTAATACGTCGTTAAAAATTCAAACTATTGATGCACCATTTCAGGCAATAACTGGAAGTTGGGTACAATATACTAATTATTTTACATCGTACAGTTCAGCACGAAATGGAAGGGTAACATTTTCTGGTGCAGTTGCAGGAACTGCAAGGATTGATTTAATAACATTTAATGAGGTCCTCACCCCCTCCGCAACAGGCGTAACCATCACCTCCACAAAAGGCGGGGCAACGTTTAATTGGGAAGCGAAAGATGCAAGTTTTAATTATAACGATTCATCCAATTATACCTATACGATTTATTTAGTTCAATAGGTGGAATATGAAAAACCTTATCTTAGCCCTAATCTGCTTAACCTTCGTCTCATGCTCATCCTCTCGACCGCATACTAAAGCTGAGAAATATTGGTTGACTGCTATGATTGCCGGACAGGTTGCAGATGCAGCAACAACTCAATATGGTTTGCATCGAGGATTAAAAGAAGCCAATCCTCTTTACGGTAAAGACCCAAACATGAGTGTCGTGATTGGAGTAAAGGTTGTTTACGTAGGTCTGGCTTACGGATTGGGTCAGCTAATCCCAGAGGGTCGAAAAACCTTCTATATCATTGGTTGCATTCCTGGTTGGGGAGCAGCGGGATGGAATCTGTATCAGATAGAGAAAAGGAAATAAAGAGGAACTAGTACGATAACGGTATCACCATAAGGAGCTTTATGAGCGAAAGATATCCAATTATAATCCAGGTTGCAGCATTCTTTTTAATTATCAGCTTACTGGTGATGAACGTCTATGTGATTTATCGCCTGACGCTGACGGATAGGTTAGCAAGGTATGATGAATGGATTAAGAAGGTAGATACAAACGTGGGTCAGATAAACGCTATCATCAACAAGAACGTTGCTAACGGTAAACTTGAGAACCCTTTCGCTCAGCCGCAAGGAGGCAAGAAATGAAAAAGCTATTTTTAATCCTACTTCTTTTAGTTTTACTTCCAACCTTTGCCTGTGCTCTTGGACCTAAGATCGTCAAGCACAATCTATAATATGCAAAGGATGAGAATAGATGGCTGATTCGGTTTACCAGGATATCATTGATGCTGTTAATGTTAAATTGATAGCGATCCTTACAACGGGTGGATATGTGACCAACCTAGGAACAAATGTCAACTGGTGGAGGGATTTGGAAAACAAACCCTTTCAGGCTTCCGAACTCCCGGCGGCGAATTGCAAGGATTCAATCAGCGATGTTTCTTCGATGGCAATGAATGTGGATGGATATCAAATCACCATATTAATAGAGATTGTTTGTGCGACTATCGCCGTGGTGCGGTCTGCTATTGCGGATGTGATCATCGCTTTAAAGGCAGGCGGGACATGGGGAGGGTTGGCTTACAATACGGAAATCATGTCCAGTGAATGTGAAGTCGAACAGAAGGAAAATAAGTATTTTTCAACCACATTATCGGTTGAAATTTATTTTAACACGGTACAAGGAGACCCCTATACGAGCGCATAAAACAATAAACACATTTATTTGGAGCAAAGGAGGTAACAAAAAATGGGAATCAAACACGGGAAGGACGGAACGGTCAAATTAACAGATAATGTAGTGGCCTCGGTAATTAGCTGGACGGCCAACATTAATCTCGGGACTGCTGACGGTGCATCAATGGGAGACCAGTGGGATAACCCCATTGCAGGGAGAGGAAATTGGAATGGTTCGATCAATCTCCATCTCAATTTAGAGAATACCTACCAGAAAGCGATCCATGATGTTCTGGTCACGGCCTCTCCGACCGGAGCCCTGGCAACACTGAGGCTCTATGAGGATGCAACCCATTATTACTCTGGTTCGGTCCTGATTACGGGCGTCAATCCATCAGTCAGCAAGGATGATACCAATAAATTGAGCGTAAATTTCACAGGAGTAGGCGCACCATCCTACACCTAACAGGAGGTAATTAAAAATGGCAGTCTTACACGGGAAATTAGCCCGGTTGTATTGGTGGAATAAGACCGCAGGAACCTTATCGAGCGAGGCGACCACGGAAGTAACAACAACGGCGCAGGTCACCGACACGGCAAAACGGAGGCTCAATCCAAATGCTCCGCCTGTCTTTACCGATAGCGGCGGGAAGAACTGCATCGGGATCGACTACGTTAACGGGATCGGATATTTCAATGGAACGGTGGGTATCGTGACTGTCTCCGGAGAGTATGTCCTTCAGGCCAACCTTGCCGATGCCGGTTATATCATCGACTGGACGCTCAATACCAGTCTTGGAACGGCAGACGGGGCGAGCATGGGAGACCAGTGGGACAATCCCATCGCCGGGCGGGCATCTTGGAACGGATCGGCAAACCAACACTTTCAGGATTCTACCTTCACCGACATGATCAGCTACGAGACCTCTCCGGTCGAAGGGAGACTTTATCTCATCGAGTTTTATGTCTCTGCTCCGGCGGGTCTTGATCGATATGTCGGATGGGGTTATGTCACTGGAGCTAATCCGACGGCCTCTAAGGATGATACGGTAAAGCAATCGATTGCCATTACCGGATTTAGAAATATCGCCTATTTCACATCATAAGGCTTTATGAACGGGGAAAAGATTAAAAAATATGATACGGGGGAATTTGGCGATGAATGGGTCTATCGAAATGATGAACCACCGATAGAGAAGGTGTTTAATGTGGATTTTAAAGAAGGGATAGTAACCTGTGATGATTTTAGAGTTGAACTTGCTCCACAATCCCATAAGACAAAAATCTATATGAATGGGCAATTACTGGAGGGGTGCTTTAGATTAGAGATTGATTGTAATGTCAAATCTAATCAGGCGACCGAAGTCAGAATATCCGGGTATCCCAATAGACTAAAATTATCAGACAAGGAGGTTTTATGAAGGTTAATATGGAAGCCATTGGTCAGCCGTCATGGGTTGATTGGAGAGATGGGGCCCGGTTTTTGATCTCTCCAGCGCCGATCACGAAGATGAACGATATCCGCAAAAAGTCCTTTAAACGGAATCCCATCTTTGAGAATCGGGAGAAGTTTATGGACACCGAGTTTGACGCCAAGACTTATATCGTGGAAATAGCGACCCTGATCCTCGATTGGGAAAATTTGGTTGACCAACACGACAAGCCTATTCCCTGTTCGGCCCAGATGAAATTTACTCTCCTCAATTATGGCGTTTCATTCGATGAGGATGGGCAGCCGGACAAAAATTCAATGGCGGGGTTTGTCGTTGACGAGGCCCAAAAGCTCGCAACTTTTTATAACGAGCGGCTCAAAGAGGAGAAGGAGAATTTTTTATCTTCGGGCGGTGGATGATAGATGACGGGTGGAATTGCGAGACCTGCAAGGGGATCGAAACCACCGGAGGAACACCGCCTAACTGTCAGATCGCATGTCCCATGCCTCTTCTAATGGACGAGAATTTTGAAGCATGGGATATTTTTCAAAAGGTGGCTTCAGGGTTATTCGACGGATTCGGAGGGATCAATTTAATGAATCTAAAAATCATCCTTGACGAATATGGAATCAAGAGATTCTCCGAGCGACAGACCATCATGGACAAAATCATGGCATTGGCCGCAGAGATGAGAAAGAAAAAGGAATAATGGCTAAGCGAGTTGTCATAGAGCTTGAAGTTGATCCCGGAACCGGATTGGCGACGATCAAGAATTTTGGGAACACCTTTGATACCGAGATGAAGAAGGTCGAGCGATCAACGAAGTCTGCAGCTTCTTCATTGCAACTCCTGAAATTCGATGCCATTATCCGATTCGCTGAGAGAGCCTTTGGCTATACTCAGCAGATCTGGAATTTTGGTAAAGCGGTCACTTCAATGGCCTCCGATATTGAGAGGACAAGTAAAGTTCTCGGAATATCAACCGATGAATACCAAAAATGGACTTACGCTGCCAAGCAGGCAGATGCGCCCATCGAGGCTCTTCATGGTGGGATGAGGATACTTGCGAAGAACCTCGAGGATGCAGCAAGGGGGACAGGAGAGGCAAGAGAGTATCTTCAAGCCCTTGGAATTACAACAAGGAATCTACCCCAGGCCATTTTACAGATAGCCGACGCCTTTTCCAAGACCGAGGATGGAGCCGAGAAGATGGCATGGGCGGGCAAGTTGCTTGGTGAGCGGTATGGGATACAGCTTGTCCCGTTGCTCAACCAGGGTAAGGCAGGGATACAGGGATTGGGTGAGGAGGCGAAAAAGTTAGGCATTGTAGTCAGCGAAGATGTTATCAAAAAAGGGGCAGATGCAGAAAAGACATTTAAAGATATGGATGAAAAAATCAAGGCCCTCAAATTAACCCTTGCTCCCTTGGCTGGTGAATTTGCCAAGATGATTGATTCAATGGTAACGAATATCCAGAGACTAAACAGCTATATTTATGAGTTAGGAGAGAATTTTGAGGCTTGGCTTAAAAGAAGTATGGTGTCGAATTTTGGGATGAAACCGTCAACTGTTCCATTTATCGAACCTCCATCTGGATTTTACCCGCCGTTAACCAAAGGGAAAGGTGGTTTACCATCCATAGCGGGTAAAGGAGTAATCGCAAAGGCTGAAGATTGGGAGTCAATGGGTGCAGTTCATCTCGGTAAAGCCATAGTCGCCCACCGGATGAAGCCCGAATCCTGGTTAGATGCCCTTGAAGAATACCAGACCAATCTCAAAGGGGTGATTACCCTTGAAGAACAAAGAGACAGGCTCATTGAGGATCAGATCAAGCAGTTTAATGAAATTAATGCTTTAAATGAACAATGGATCGCCGATGAATGGGAGAAAGAGCAGGGGATTGATGCCGTCCTAAAGCGGATCAATGAGGTCACATTTGCAGAAGAAAGATTGGGAGAAGCCGCAGTCCTTCGCCACGAGTTTATTACCGAGGCATGGAAGAAGCAAAGGGATGCGTTAAAAGAACAGGTAACACTGGCCCAAACCCTTGAAACAGCCTTCACCGATGTCTTTGACGCTTTGGTATCCGGCACTTTAAAAGGCAAGGACGCCCTAAAGAGTTTTGCCCTGGCAATTATCAGGGATGCAATGAAGCCGATGATAAAGGACTTAGCGGGTGCATTTCAAGGTGTGTTAAAGGAGGTGAAAGATGGAATCTCTGCTTTTTTCCAATGGAGTTACCAACAAGTCTCATCTATGAGTAAAGGGTATTATGGGAATACAAGGGCTCCTTCTGCGATGGTAAATACTGGAGGGGTTGGGGGGACTGGAACAGGTGGAATGGTTGGATCTCTCCTCGGAAATATAGGGATTGCATATTCCGCTACACAGCTTTTCAATTCAATAACTGGTCAAAAGGAAAAAAAGGCAACAGATATTTCAAATTGGATAGGTAGAAAAAGTGTATATGGTTGGTCAACTGCCATTAATACTATTATCGGTTATGTGTATGATACCTTTTTTAATAAAGATGATGAAAAGAAAGAGAAAGAAAGGGCACTGCGACTTATACAGAGAATAAAAACTTATTATTCTATGCAGGCCCTTGGTTTTGAAATACCAATGACTGACAAAGGGAAATTCGATTATCCTGGCATTAAAGAACAAGGGGGATTGCTCGGAATACCAGCCAGTCACCTCGGAGGAAAGAAAAGAAAAGAACTTTGGGCAATAGCTGAAGAGCTTTATAAAACAGTCAGTGAGACTTTCGCCGATGCTATGAAGGCGGGGCTTGAGGTTGGTTCTTTCAAGACATTTGAAAGAAGTCTCAGGAATAGCATTTATGAAAATATTCTTGAGGGGATGGTGCAGGCATTCACCCGGACGGCAGAACTCCGTTATGTATTGACTCCTCTCTACCAATACATCTATGAATCTGTGGCAAACGCATTAACCAAGGGGTTTGATATCGGATTATTTAAGACTGGCATTGAAGAGAGGCTTGCTAAACTTACCCCTGTTCTGGCAGCAATGGAGCCTATATTTGGGGTCTTATCTGCGGCGACCAAGGATCTACGGGGGACGACAACCGGCGGCGGACGGGTTACCATTCCATCCTTTCAGCAAGGCGGCACAATGCCATGGACGGGGTTAGCTTGGGTCCATAAGGATGAAGAAATTAAAAAACCAGGAGAGGGATCAGGGGTTACGGTCAATATCAACAATCCGGTGATTTCAAACGAACAGAACATTAATGATTTGGTTCGGAAAATAGGACGTCTTATCGATTGGGAGAGACGGCGGTCCGTGGCCTATGGATAAAGGATATGACAGCGACATTTGGATATAAACTTTATAATACCGCTGAATTTGCACTCTCTACCGCGAATGGGATCAGGGTACAGGAGTATAGCGAGGATTTATCCTCAAAGGCTTATCCTATCCCAATCCCGAGACGACACGGATCAAGGATTGACGATACTCAAAAACTCAATCAACGGACTATCTCTTTGGGCGGAAAGATAGTTGGGGCAACCGAAGAGGGATATCGCACCAATGTAAACACCTTTCTAAAGAATATCAAATATGGCAAGCAGAAATTCTACAAATTTGACGACCGATATATTTGGACGAACAATGGGACTCTTTATACCCGGGATGGCCCGACCATGCTATGGGGGGATTTCACAGCCGAACTAATCTGTGTCGATCCATTCTGGTATGCTCTCTCTGAATCTAATAATATTTTTTCAACCGCAGCCACGACCTATAATTTCAGCGTGACCACCTATGGAAATACCACAACACCGGCCAGGATAAAGATTGCATCGGCATCTAATTTTACCAATCCGGTTATAACCAATTCAACCCTGGTACAAACGGCGACCTATACCGGGGCATCAACCGATTTGATTGAGAATACAACCAATTTTACCGTGACATCCGGCGGGTCAAATGCGCTATCCAATTTTACCGGAACATTCATCGAGCTCGCCCCGGGCCTCAACAATCTGGTCTTTACTCAGAATGCGGCTGTGAGCGTAACGATTACTGTTTACTGGACTGACCGATTCTATTAGGAGGTAAGATGAAAAGAGGAGATATCGTGAGATCCAAGCGGGTTCTTTCCATGCGGGAGACATTCGGTTTCCAATCGGCGGGAAGGATTGAGGGTTACATAGTGCAGACCAAGCCTTATCTTGTGATCGAGTATGATACCGGAACAGAACGAGGTCAGGTGGGGATCAGCCATGAGGCTATGGATCAGATTGAAATATTAAAAGAGGCAGAAAATGAATAAGAACTGGAATGAAATCTTTTGGAAAACCTTTGAATCCACCCTGGGAATCATAGGGAAAAGAATTAAGGGGGCCTCCGAACGTTCGGAGTTTATAGACCGGATCGCCGTCGCCATCGCAAAGGCAATATCGGATTCCTATCATTTTAAAACTTTATGGGTGATTGAGCGATTTGATGAGCAAGGGCGAGATCTCGGAAGGAGTTTGATCCATGGCAATCTGGCTCTTAATGAAGGACTAAATGCCATCAATACTTTAATCTGTGGAGGATCGGCAACGGCCTATACAAATGCCAACGCTCAAATAGGGGTGGGGGATTCAGATGCTGCAGAGGATGCTACTCAAACCGATCTACAGGCGGCAGTCAATAAAACATGGCTTGGAATGGATAGCGGTTATCCGATTTATGGAGTGGATCAAAAGATCATATTTAAAACGACCTTTGGACCAGATAACGCCAACTATGATTGGGAGGAATATAGCATTAGAAATGGGGCAGGGGCAGATAAGAATTTAAATAGAAAAATATCCTCAGAGGGAACAAAAACTGTTGGAAAAACATGGATTGTTACACCAACACTTACCGGAGCATAAGGAGATAAAGAGATGGCAAGTTATGTTAAATTTCAAGATTTCGTGGAACAACTTGGCAAGGGTGAACATCTTCTCCATGCGGCAGGGGATACCCTTATGGTTTATCTTACCAATAATACTCCCAATGTCGCTACCCATACTCTCAAAGCTAATTTGGCCGGTATTACCGAGCAGAATGGCTATGCCGCTGCCGATATCCAGAATGATTATACCGAAACGGCAGGGACAGGGACGTTGACAGGAGTGGATGTTGTTTGGACTGGCACTGGCGCAGGCTTCGGCCCGTTTCGGTATGTGGTTCTTTACAATAGCACGGCCACAAGCTTGACCAATCCACTGATAGCCTATTGGGATTATGGATCGTCAATCACGGTATTGTCTGGGGAGGCATTCACAGTGGATTTTGGAGCCTCCATTCTTACTATCGCATGAAAGGGCTGGGTAATGGGTTACGAGATATTATTAAATAATAAATTCAGGGAAGTCATAAAAGATGATCCATGTGATTACCTTGAAATTGAAATCGGGGATATAAAGCAGATTGATTTTTATCCCCAATGCAAATTAATGCGATGGGATAATGAGGTCAACCTATCCGTTCGCCTTGTGGATGACTCTGGGAAAGAAGCTAAGATTTCTGAGAAGGATGCCGTAGTCAAATGGGAAACATCAAAAGTAGACTCAAAATTTTATGAGCATTCAATCTCTGAGGAATATCCGGAAGGCGGATTGGAGTTTGAGGTTATCTTAAAAGAAAAACCTTCTTCAAATAAACTTCAGTTTTCCATCCAGACGAAGGGATTGGATTTTTTCTACCAGCCTCCCCTGACTCAAAAAGAGATAGATGAGGGACATGTAAGGCCGGAAAACGTGGTTGGTTCTTATGCTGTCTATCATTCAACAAAAAATGGAAATTATTCCCAGATAGGGGGCAAGAATTATCGAGCAGGTAAAGCCTTTCATATCTTTCGACCCAAAGTAACTGATGCAAATGGAAAATTTATTTGGGCTGAACTTTTTATAGATGTTAATAAGGAAATTCTTGAAATTTCTATTGATCAGAATTTCCTTGATTCTTCAATTTATCCATTAATAATCGATCCAACTTTTGGATATGGGGGAGAGGGCGGAACTGCTTGGGAAGCTGGTGCAGATATAGTGGTTGGCTCTCTTTTTACATCTCCTTCAAATATCTTAAAGGCCATTAATTTAATTATTTACTGCAAAGTAAGCAGCGGAACTGGAAGCATGAAAGGATTGTTGGTTTTACACAATACCTTAAATATATTAACAAATGGAATTGGTGATGCAATTGCAATGGATGCCGCAGCCGCTTGGAAGACCACTTCTTTTTCAACTTACCCAACATTATCCATTAATACGGGATATCTTTTAATGGGTATCAATAATAGTCCTTGGGGGACTTTTTATTATGATGCTGGAGATGTATATCAAGGGCATTATGATATCTCAAATAGTTATACTTCCCCTGTCGATTTAGGATCTATAAGCCATGAAGATAAAAAATTTTCAATTTATTGCACTTATTTAGCAGCTTATAGTTTTTCAATTGGTGCAGGTTCTTATACCATCGCAGGCCAGGATGTAGGGCTTTTAAAAGGAAGCAAAATAACTCTTGGAGCCGGTTCTTATTCCATTACTGGATTTGACGCTAATCTTTTTCTTGTCACATATGTTTCTTTCGATGAATTAATCACCTTTACCGATACCTTTTATTTTAGAAAATCGCTTTTAATTTATTCTTTACAATCCACCATTGTAACAACATATGATATTCATGGCCCTGTCACCAAAATCATTACCCTGGATTCAAAGATCAGTTAGGAGAAAAAGATGAAGGATGAAATCATTGAAATCAATAGCAAACCTGATCAAATCATTAATCTGGATAGCCGGATTGATAAAGCCCATCCGGTTAAACCTCTTTTTGAGGATGATGAAGGAGAGAGAAAATGCCATACACCGAAGATAGAGGAATAGATTTTAGAATCAATACGACAATAAATTTGGCGGGAGCCTCGGCTGTTATAGCAAAGATTAAACTCCCCAGTGCAGAGTCCACTACCTGGACTTGCGAAGTCTATGACGAGACAAACGGGATACTCCGCTATATCACATCGACTTCGGTGGACGAACTTGACCAGGCGGGAACGTGGCAAGTGCAAGCCAAGGTCACCTTCGCAAGCGGCGAAGTCTATCATGGAGCGGTTGCATCGTTTACCGTGACGGAGGTTCTTGTCCCGACAGAACCGCCCCCCTAAAGGAGAATAAAACATGCCAGCATCTTATCCTTCATCAGTAAAATCGTTTATCACCAAGGTCAATGGAGTTGATTGGCCAGATATGTCCCATATCAACGATCCACAGCTTGAGATCGTAGCCATTGAGACCGAACTCGGGACACTCCCGAAAGGATCAAATACCGATGTCAAAACCCGACTCAATGCTATCGAAGCCGGAACCAATGTCACCATCGGCGCCATATCTCAGATGTCCATGGCGATCGGAACCTCCGATATCAATACTCCCAATCCCGGTACAACCTATAGTGATATGGCCGATATGAGTGTGACGCTGACAACCATCGCCAACAGCAAGGTGTTGGTCCTTTTCAACGGCATCTTTGTCCCGTCGGCTCAAACGGCAGATTTGATGATTGAACTGCGGATTGATGATGTGACCCAGGTATGGCAGAGGAAAGAGCCGATCTCCGCCTTTGATTCAACAGCGGCGGTATGGTATTTCGATATCGGGGCTGTCCCTCTCCAATATTACAAGGCCAACCTTTCAGCCGCCGAGCATGTCTTTAAAATCCGTTGGAAGGTGGACGCCGGGACAGTCTACCAGTATGGGACAACGGCAAACCTCAAGGGGGGAGGCCCCCGTACTCTGACGGTTATTGAACTAAAGAGATGAGATGGACAAAACTAAATTTGCCTTTTATGGTGACTCATCCAAGAAATACGGAGACCCGAACAGGCTCTATGGTGGTCCCTTCGACTTCGACCACCGCATTGAACTCTGGAACGGTACAACTCTCTCTGAAATCCTAAATCCAATCCTTGAATCTTGCTCCTGGTCTTATGATCGCCTCGGCGGGTGCAGTGATGGTTCTGTGGTAATTAAGGCCGCCTGGACGGACTACGCCACCGTAACGACCTCATGGGTAATCAAGATCAGGGTGCGTTTTGAGGCAAGCGTAGCCTATGAAATAGTTTATTCCGGAGAGATCATCGTTAAGAGACGGATCATCGACGAAATCGAGCGAATTGAGTTTGCCCTGGCCGGCTATCAGGATCAGCTTGCAAAAACCGTGATCTATCGCCACCCGGTCACCGATGAACCTGCCGCCTATTCGTCCATGACCCCAAAAGAGATCCTTTTAGACCTCCTTGACTCTTACATCACGGTCTATACCGATGTCACCTACCGGGACGGAGATATTCAGAACCCTCCGATCAACATCGAAAATATTGTCTTTGACAGCTCGGCCCTCTCTGCCGTTCAACTCCTGGCGACCATCTCTGGAAATTACGAATGGGGGATTGATGGCAATGGTTATCTCCATTTCAAAGCCAAGTCTACGACCCGGGACTGGAATTTCTACCCTGGGGACTACCTGGAATATTCGGAGTTGGAGGAGGATCGAACTGATCTGGTCAACCGGCTTTATCTTACCGGAAATTATGGGCTTGACGAGATTTTAGAAGATGAGAATGATGCCACCACAACCGCTCAGGCTACGGCAGATTATAATTTCATCCTTGGAAAGATAACGACCTACAACGAACTGATGCAGACCTTCACCGGTATTTCAAGGATCAAAGACCTAACGCTTCAAATGAGTAAGGTGGGGTTCTCAAATCTTATATCCGATGGGAATATGGAAAAATCCGACACCGGGGATTGGCCCTATTATGGAAGCTGGGGGGTTAAGGAAAAGCTGACCGACACACCCTATGAGGGGTTGCAATACCTTCATGTCAATCCTCCGGGAACCAATTCCGGGGTTCATCAGATGCTGATCCTGACCGGAGGGAACACTTATAAATTCTCCTGTGCATTTAGGACAAAAAGTTCACTTTATAATGTCAAATTCCAAATTTACAATATCTCGGATGACATTGAAATATTGTATTATGCCGACAATCCGAAGAGCTGGAAGAATTATTCAACAACGTTTACCGTTGGTGGAAGCGGAAGCAAGATCATTTATTTCCGGGTATACGGCGCCAATTTTGACTTGGACGATGCCAGGTTAACCTCAGATACCGCCGACGATATCGATGTCTGGCTGGTCAATGCCGCTGCTCCCGCCGTTGCTTTAAAATCATTCACCATCCCCCACGGATTAATCCCGTCATATCCGCTTACGACTCCTATCAAAATCGGTGTAACCTATGATTTTCTGAACCCTGCAACGCTCTACGGGATCAGATTAAAACGCCAGGGATCACTGAATGATTTGGAATACTATTATCTCCTGGGGACTATCAATGAAAATTATCCGGACGGCAACCTAAAGTATTCATCCGATGCAGGCGTAACCTGGGTGAATTATGGGTCAACTTCGGACGCTTATTTTGTGATTGAATCCTCACAGAGCCAGGCCACCTATGGAGTCAGAAGCGAGCGGGGCAAAAATAACTCCCTTGGATCAATCGAGGACGCCAGGCTTTGGGCCAACTCCTATCTGGGCGGGAGGAACTACCCACGCAAAAGGGGAGTCCTTCGAATGACCTCCCGGATGCACTGGTTTGATCGGTATAAACCCCTGGGGTTGATCTCGGTTCGATCTTCATCTGGGACACAGATAGAATATTTGATAGACAAGATCCAGTATGGGCTCGGAGAGAATGGGCTGGATATTACCCTGGAGCTTGGCAGTAAAATACCAAAAATATCGGATTACCTGGCGTGGATCGAACATCAGTTGGAAGGACTTAGAGGATAAGGGAAGGAGAGGAAAATGGATCTTGAATCTTTAGGCAGTGGGGCTGGTGCAGGATTTTTTACCAGCATTCTTATTGCACTAGGATGGAACAGGAGAATCAACCGTCTTGAGGACAATAAACAAGACATAAAGGTTTGTGAGGAAAGATGGAAAACTATTACAGACATGAAAGACAATATTGAATATATACGTAAAAGAATTGATAGGATATGTAATAATAGGGATGGATGACGGGAAATAAAGATGGCCACAGCAGACACCAAAAACAACACCATAAACAAATTCATCCAGATCGAGAGTTGGGCCTACCGAGGGAGGCATATGGTTGATCGAAGCACCCCCGATTATGATAGAGCAGTGATGGCGGTTAAGAGAATAAGAAATGATCTGGTCGAACTCGAAGCCTTATTAAAGATGGAGGATTAAAATGATGACAGGAATAAGAATCAACGTCATTATTAAAATGCTTCGAGAATATGAAGGACACCGTAACTATCCCTATAAATGTACAGGGGGATATCTCTCTATCGGGGTAGGACGAAACCTTGATACCAAAGGACTATCGGATAAGGAAATCCTTTATTTATTAGAAAATGACATTGACGACTGCATTCATTCGGTAGCCACGAAATTCCCCTGGGCGAAGGAAGCCAAAGGGGAGATCCAGGAAGTCCTGGTTATGATGTGCTTCCAGATGGGGATAGGGGGTCTCTTGGAGTTTAAGAAGTTTTTAAAAGCATTAGAAGCAAAGGACTATGAAAAGGCAGCGAAGGAGGGGTTGGATAGTAAGTGGGCAACGAGCGACTCCCCCAAACGAGCACGGGAAATGATGGAGATTATAAGGAGTGGACAAGTTTAAATTTACCTCTCAGCCTAACCGCTGCAAGGGGTGTCCATTAGACCGCAAGGAGAATACTTACCGGGCCCTGAATCGCTGCGATCTGGTGGATGACCGGTATCTTATAAAATATACGCTAAACGACCTCGGGAAGCAGATCTGCCATGTGCAGTTGTGGGATGATTTTAGAGCATGAAAGGAGGAATGATGAAAAACTTTATACTTACTAGGCTGTTGAGATACATCGGGAAGAGGCTGGATGGCCATAAGACTAAGTTTGCCGGGGTTGGGTCAATCCTCTACGGAATACTTGGGATATTTGGCATTATGTTCCCTGATTTAAAGGTTGTGGATTTGAGTCTTGAGCAAGCCATTGGTATCCTGCTTGGTGGATTGGCTGTATTAGGTCTTGGTGGCAAGGTGGAGAAGATAAAGGATGTCCTTAAAGAAAACGGTAACGGATCAGGTCAATAAGAAATTGGAGAAGGGGATCTACTTCGAGAAGCGGTTTGTGGTGGACTGGTCTTCGTGGCTGGAGAAGTTGTTCAGGAAGATATTTAAAAAGGAGTAAATGATGTGTTGTCTTATCTTCCACAAATATGTCTCTGTTGTAGATATTGACCATACTGTCTGTGGGAAATGTTTTCGAACGCCTGATCGAATGAGTGCAGAACTGGCATTAAGGTATCCAAAAGGGTATTGTCCTCATTCCTTTAAGGTCTGTAAAAGATGTGGCAAGGCGGTAGGGTATGGTAGTCACGGAAAACTAACCCTTATCCCTACTAATTGTAAAGACCAAATTGAGAGCATGACGAAAGAACCATTCAAAAAGGAGGATTGACAATGAAAAGAAAGGCTCAATTTATCGTTCCAGTTTTACTCATTCTATTGCTGGCTGCCGGATGCGCAACAGGGACAAAAGGCAAGCTCGTTTCATCTTACGAGCTGGCGGGAATCAGTCTTAAAGCCGCTTACAATGTAGCCAAGCCTGCCTGCGAGGGAGGGGCCCTATTGCCGGACAGGTGCGCCCAGATCAAGGAGATTTACAACTATTCCCGGGCGGCCTATCTACTCGCCGGAGATGTCCTGATCATGGCCATAGAGACGGACGACGTGGTCAAAAGACAGGCATTCCTGGTCGAATATCAAATCTTGGTCAATTCATTTACAGCCAATACATCAACCCTAATTGACCTCCTGGTGCAATTAGGCATGATAAAAAAGTAAGGAGGAGACCACATGAACATTGCAACCGTAACATTGATCGTAAACGGAATCTTATCGCTCATGGCTGTCCTGCCTCAGATCATCGAATCCATTCAGGCTATGGACGCCCCAGACGAGGATAAAGAGGTTCTTATCGCAAGGATTAAGGCGGCCCAAGCATCGCTACCGGCCTGGGAATAGGGAATGGATATCAAAATAACCTGTGAAGGGGCAGGGCTGATTGATTTTTCAGCCCTCGAACCCTTTCAAAATAACTTGAAAAACCTCCACAAGACTGAGTTTGAAAAACTCAAACAGTCAATCATCAAACACGGGATCTCTGCTCCGTTCTTTCTCTGGGGCAACAAATGCCTTGACGGACACCAGCGGATTAGGGTAATCTCGGAAATGCTCAAGAACGGGTTCACTCTTAAGGATGGCCTGGTTCCATATGTCAAAATCGAAGCAGACACCAAAAAGGAAGCAAAGGAAAAGATTTTATTGTTCGCCTCATATTACGGGAAAATAACCAATGAATCACTTTACGAGTTTCTCAACATCGAGGATTTAAACTTTGGCGAGCTAAAGGACGAGCTGGACCTGCCGGAGATTGACCTTAAGGAGTTTGAATCCGGTTATGTCGGCAGAGAAGCTCCACAAAAGAAAGAATCTGAATGTCCTCAATGTCATTATAGGTGGTGAAAAAAATCATTCATTTTACCCCTATAATTTCAACCACCTACAAAAAAACAACCATTCCTTGTTTTACATACCAAAAATAATTTAAATTATTTTAATTATTTTTTATCTCATAATTACTAATAATATCAGAGAGTTGTCGAGATTATGGTTTATGGATAGAAAAATATCTCTTGACAATAGTAAAAAGATTATTTAAGATGTAGTCATGATGAACAAAATAAAAAATGGAGGGGGTAGGAGAGATGAGAGGTCAACGATGGGAGCCATGTTCCTGCGGACAAGAGCCAATTTGTAATTATTGCGAAAAATGTAAAAAACATTGCACATGCGGGAAACAACCAATACCACAAAAAATTGATACATCATGTCCAGAACCATATCGAAGGGGGATCGGTATGGGGTTCGGGACGACTGAGGACGGGGATGGATAAATGAACCAAAAATCTAAACTTGAACTCCGGGGACAGGTGAAAAAATACCTCTCTGTAGGTCTAACTGGTCAAGAGATTGCTCGCCTACTCGGAATGAGCAAGCAGGCGGTGCATTACTGGATTAAAGAGATAAGGAGGGAGGGGAAGAATGACAACCAGGGGAGCGAAGGAATATAAGCTTTTTAAAGAGAATAAGCCATTAACCAGAAAACAGGCGATACTCGCTCAATGTTATGAATGCAACGGTTATGAGGCAGAAGATTGCCTCGGAGCAGGTTGCCCCCTATACCAATACCACCCATGGCGGAAAATCTCGTTTATTCCGCCTTTAAATCGACGAAAAGCTAATCCTAAAAACATAGAAAAGATGCAACAGGGGTTGAAAAAGCATCTTTTGATGAAAAAACAGCAAACAACATAAATTTTCCCGGGGGTCTCATCCAACACCTTGTCTCTTGGAATACCCCTCCAAGCCATAATCCCGGCAAGGAGAGACCCTCGGGGAATTATAAAAGGAGACCATATGATCGAGAGAGCCTTCGTTTTAAGATCAGCGATTCCCGAGCTGGCCACCAACGGAAGGGTGGCCTCCTACCTAACCCTGGATTCCCGAGTCAACATGATTCTCCTCATAAAGGACTTTGACTGGGTTGACCGCAAAAAGTCCGAGTGCTGGCGCTGTCCTAAGTGTAAGCGTTTCATCCTACCAAGCGATAAATCCAAGATCAAGAATGATATTCGGTATCACGATCTCTGTAAATCCACCTTAAAAAAGGAGACCTCAAATGATGGAGCAGGCATTACAGCAGCCACTTGAATGGCAACAATGGTGCTGGGCTGCCTTTATGGTTTTTATAATTATCGGAGCCATGTTGGTGTTTTTAAAATGTTTTATCCCGCCCAAAAGGACAAAAGGAGGTTGAAATGAACCTATTCCAATGGCTATGGCTGGCGTTCCTTGTTCTGATCTTTATCATCTGCCTCTGGGTGATCTTCCGGTTCGCCTGCACCGCCTGGAGAGAGACAAAGGGGGATTGACATGAGGATATGGCTTATCAAATGGCTGATCAAGGTTTTATTGCAGGGGTATCACCTTAGAAAAAATCCCGTAAGGAGGAGGGTTATTAAAAATGAACCGATATACAGTATTGATAAAATGTAACGCCTGCGGCGGAAATATAGAGTTGGAATATGAGGGCGCATCCGAAAAAAAATTAAATATTTCAAAACCTTTACAATGCCCTAATTGTTTAGTAATAATTTTTTAGGACGAAGGAGAAAAGAACATGATGATCTTGATAAGGTTGATATTTAAAGTGCTTTACATCTTTCATTACTGGCGTCTGCGGTTGATCCTCTTTTTCTTAAAGAGATCTCTCAAAAAGAGAGGGACACCGGTATCAATGTCTAAAAATATCTATCCGTCAAATCAGATTGGATTGGCATAGGCCCCGATCCCCGGGCCTCGGAGGTCTCCTAAGAGGGGATTGGTAAAGTGGAGACCAGGGGATCAGAAAGGAGGCATTAAAATTGAGAGAGAAAAAGAAATTAATTGGAGATGGGTTAATTACAAACCTTATAATCAGTAATGAATCTGATTCATTAAAATCAGCAGAAGTTAGGATTGTTTCAAATGGCCCCTGGAATTTGGAGCATATTCGTTCTTTTTTTGAAAAGCCCGTAAAGGTAAGGTTATATTGCATATTAGAGGAATGACTATCCCATCAGAAAGGAGGCTCGCCGAGAAATATTTCAATAAAAAAGGGGATTTAACGGATACCCAAGAAGAAATTTTAGAAAGGATTTATGAGAAAAAATCCAGATAAAGGAGGGGAATGATGGAAAAAGACTTGCAGGTTCAAAACGAAATGGCGATGGCGGATGATTTTTTGATCCAGGTGGCGGAACAAGCCGAAAGACGAATTGATGCTGTTATTAAAATCAGAAAGGTGGCTCTTAAAGTAACCAACCCCCGGGACTGGACTGACCAGAATGGCAACCCATATTTACAAGCCTCCGGATCTGAGAAGGTAGCAAACCTCTTTAATATCTCCTGGAGAATTGATGAACCGACATACGAAGAAGATCCAGACGGACATTATACATATTCTTATAAGGGTCATTTTTCTCTGGGTTCCAGAACAACAGAGGCGGAGGGATCACGTTCATCGAGGGACAAGTTTTTTATTCAATATTCTTATGAAGAAAAGGAACGTACTGAAATCTCTATTTCCGATCGAAGTAACAAACGGGACGTGAAAATGGCAGCCTATACCAACCTTCTCGGCAACGGGATTACCCGTATCCTCGGCATAAGAAACCTAACCTGGGATGATCTCAAGGAGTTTGCCAATATCACCAAAGAGCAGGTCACAACCATTCAATATAGGAAAGGGGGAGATAAGCCTTCCGTCCGGATGCCTACAGAGAAGCCTCCTAACGGCGAACCCTCCAATGTTCCCATCCTCTCTGGTATGAAAATCGACAGCGTGAGCCAGGCAGCCGGAAAGAAGGATGGCCGGGATTATGTGAAATATACCGTCAATATCGGCGAGGTGAAATACACAACCTTCTCAAAGACAGTTGCCGAGACCGCCAAAAGAGCAACCTCATTTGAGGGAGTTACCGCCAATATTGAATATAAAGATACCAAGTTTGGTCCGGAGATCGTCTCCATAGCCCTCAATGAGCCTCCGGAGCCGGGGAGTGAAGGATGACCTGTCCCAATCCTCAATCGATAGTAGAGAATGGCTGTATGCAAGCTAACTGTCGGCATAATGTTTTTTGGGTAAAGCTCGGCCTGAATAAAAGGGCGGGCTCCAACAGGGTTAGCCGACAGTTCCACAACTGTATGTGTTTGTTCGATAAGGATCTGACCTTGGATAAGATCGGCGCCATGTGGGGACTAAGCCGGGAGAGAGTCAGGCAGATCGAACGGAACGCAACGATAAAACTGCTATCACACGGGATTGACAAAGACATTTTAGAGGCAATGGATATCGACCACCAGGGGGTAAAGAGAAAATTAATCGAACTGAAGGGGAAGAGGATGAAGGGGGAGAGAAAGTGATAAAAAATTGGGCGGGTGATAACGATTGAAAAAGTAAGGGGTTTGGCAACTCTTGAAAAAGTAGATCATGCCATATCACCCGCCCATTACATCCTAATGGGCTGTATTTACCGGAAAGGAGAAGGAAGGGGGAGAGAAGATGAGCCGAAAGAAGAATAAATTGTTAGCCCGCTCTTTAGTAATCCTAAAAGACATGTATAGTGAGGGTACATGTCGATATGATTTTTACGGGAATTGTCTGACCCATAATTGGATGAATAAAGAAAATCATTGTCCTCATGTGCGAGCAAGGTCATTGTTTGAAGAAATTAAACTAGGGGCCGACAGCTCCAAGGATATATTATATGACCCTAATTCTTGACGAGAATCATCAGTATCATTTAGACGATAGGCCCATTGACGGTTTGACCTCTACCCTCACCGAGGCGGGGTTGATTAGAAATTCCGATCCGAAATATATGGAAAGAGGAAGCGCAATCCATAAGATAACCGAACTTTGGGATTTAGGCATTATGGAAAAATATGAAATTGATCCCACAGGATTACCCTATTTAGAATCCTGGAAGCAGTTTAGGGCGGACCAGAATTATAGACCAACCCATATCGAATACCAGATCCACCATCCTCAGCTCATGGTTGGGACAACGATCGACCGTATACCTCTCTTAGATATCAAGTCGGGCAGTCCAGTACCTTGGCATATACTCCAAATAGCTTTTCAAAATGAATGTCTGAAACCACACTTCATACATGATCCATTTTGGAACCCCATGGATGTCTATCTGGACCCCGATGGCGGGTCTCCCAAGGTTAAAGTCTATACACAGGCGGAGTTGAGAGAGGCGTTTAAAGCATATTGTTCGATGCTACATTTTATTAGATGGAAAAGAGAGAAGGGGATTAAATGAAACCATCTGGCTTACGGTGTCTGGGGCCGTTGAGCCGCAGTTGGAGTCGCACTTCCAGTGATGATTCCAATGTTGAGCGGCAGGCTGAGAAGGGAACACCTGTATATTACCCTGTAGCGGGTATTTTACAGGAAGGGCCAGACAGTAACAAGGTGGAGACCGTCTGCCAGATAATTAGAGAAAGGAGGAGAAATGGAAGCTCAAATAGTCAGTCCAGAAGTCATTCAATCAACCGAGAAAGCTCTTACAGTCATTGATATGGCTCAGAAGGTCAATATCGCAACGGTCAGTGATTATCAGTTTGCACAGACCCTTATGAAAGATATCAAAGACCGGATCAAGACCCTGGAGGAGACCAGGATGAACCAAACAAGGCCCTTGGATGAATCAAAATCAAGGATCATGGATTTCTTTAGGGGTCCTCTCCAAAAGCTGACCGATGCCAAAGCCCACCTAAACACCATTATGGTCAAATGGACCGAGGATCAGGAGACCAAGCGCCGGGAAGAGGAGAAGCGGTTACAGGCGGAAGCTCGAAAAAGAGCCGAGGAAGAAGCACTCCGTCAGGCCCTTGAAGCCGAGGCTCTTGGAGAAAAGGAGGAAGCGGAAGCCATACTCTCCGAGCCGGTCTATGTCCCGCCGATCAAGGTGGTGTCGGAGATACCGAAGTCAAAGGAATCCCATATTAGAGAGACATGGTCTGCTGAGGTAATGGACCTAAAAGCCTTAGTTGCAGCCATAGCTGCGGGCAAAGCGCCGCTTCAGGCAGTTATGGCTGATATGACATTCTTGAATGGTCAAGCAAGGTCCTATAAGGAGGCGTTGAATATGCCGGGTGTGAGAAGTGTGTCTAAGAAAACACAGATCTAAGGAGGTCTAAAGATGGAAAAAGAAGTCACCTATACGTCATTGCGGGATGATATAAAAATCTTTTTAAGCCATGTGGGGGTTCAACGGGGCCTTGAGAGTTTGCTAAGCATGCTCTATTGCGCAGCAGTTGATGCCCGGGTTGAAGAGGTAAGCCGGAATGAAAAAACCATATAGGAGCCTCCCTCATCCAACAAAAGCGGCCAGTCAACCGCATGGGTCAAGGTAGAAGGTGAGGGGGGGTCCCAGTAAAGTAACAGGGTCGGTGGCGAAAGCCAGGTTGGGGGAACAGTGGTAGGATGTGAGGGAACGCATATCAAGGAGCAGCGTGGGGAATCCTGCCCGACCCTGTTTGAAGGAGGGATAATGTCAGCTAACCATCTTATTTTGTTTGGGAGTTTGTGTATGATAGCAAGCATCATGGGGATTCCTACCGGGATAACCTACATTTGGCCTGATTATACAATATCAATGCCGTGGAGAATAGGCATATCCGTGGTGACGGTTGCTCTGTATAACCTTTTTTGGGCATTAAAGTATAAGATAATATAACATAGAGTTGAGCGGCGGAGGACTTATGACCGAGAAAATCAGCGGACTATCAAACGTCCGCATAATCACAGGTTGGGTAATATCCTGTCACAACGAGTGGTGTTCTGGCATAGAAAACTACAAATATATTGATGGGTCAAAACCACCGGATGAACCCATAAACTGTCCAACTTGCGGGTGGCCCGCTATTAGGGGATCGGGGATACGAGCTTTAAAGGAAGCCATCTAACGTAGAGATAAGCCGTGGCTGTAAGCCATCGGCTTGATTGCCTTGTTAGGCGAAAAGAGAAGATCATGAAACATTGGAGAGCAATAATTAAAGGTGTTTGCATAGGAATATTTATAAGTACAGTAATGGGATTACAAATAGACGATTATCGTTGCTGGATTACTGTAGTTACATTCAATATAATGGTTAACATTTAATCCGCCTAACGCCAAGGTCAGCGGCGCTCCTGGGCGTCCGCTGGAGTGAATTGTTATCTTGTTATTGGAGGGGATATGTCGAAATCTGAAGAACTTGCAAGAGAATTTGAGGCCCTTATTTGTGAAGTGCAAACACTTGCTATCGAAATTGATGCTATGAAAGTGGCAAATAGGGAAAGGGAAATCCAGTACGAAGCCCCCATGTATCATGAGGCGGACTTCCGAGGGGCGGCGGATACCATGAGACAATTCGCCGTGAAGTTTAGATCTCTCGGAAGATAACAGTGCAATAAGCGGGAATATCTAACAGGGTCGGTGGCGAAAGCTGTGAATGTAAGTCGGGGCTTAATTCACCTCGTTAGATTGAGCTTGCACAGGTGGCTAACTTATAGGACTACCTGCCCGACCCTGTTTTAGAGAGGAGGGTTTTATGTCTTATACAGACAAACATACATCAAACAATTTTTATGACCCTACTTGGGTTTATATATTAACCATTAGAGAACAGCATCAAATGCTTGAAAAACAATCTGAGACTTTAGCTAAATTTTATCCGCATAACGTAGAGTTAAGGGGTGACAACGAAGAAAGGATAACATGAAAATTGAAACTGGCGTAATGGTGATGAAGAATGGTAAAGCATGGGGAATTGAGTATGAAGATGGACAAAGCACTTCTTACGGGTGGATTGAGCCAGAAGACGCTCCAATACACGATCCCAAACACTGTAAAAGGCCAACCGATGTTACTTATGAAGATAGTTATCTTACTGACGAACTGAAAAAGGGTAAGTTGGTTGCCGTAGAAAGAATAACTACAGTTAAAATTATTGACGCCTAACGTAGAGGTCAGCGGCGTGTTGAACGTCCGCTGGAGTGAACTTGTTATCTTCGCAATGGAGGGATGAATGGCAAACCCTAAATATCAACACATCGGAAGCATAGATCACCGCCTGACCGAAGAATGTGCCGAATTAATAAAAGCGATATGTAAGGCAGAGCGATTTGGATATGATAATTTTCATCCTGAACGTCCCGAGGGATCAAATAGCGATGCTATTTTAAGAGAGATCAACGATGTACGAAGGCTTCTCGATGAGATGGAGATTTTCTTGGAAAGAGCAGTTAAAATTACTGGGCAATAAGCGGAAATATAATAGGGAAGGAGGATGGAAACATGGATGAAGATGAAGAAACCACATTAAAGTGGGAAAAGTTCTTTAAGCAGTATAAGGATTGTATTATATATGGTCACGAAGACATGGTGCATTTCACCGTGGAAGAATTCTATCAAGCCATAAAAGATCGCATGTATGATGACGCTCGATAGCAGGTAATAATCATGCCCGATCCTGCTTGAGAGGAGGAACTACGGAAAACCTATTCGATGTACCACCCAAAACGGAACATGCTGCCTGGTTTGCTGGATATGATTGTGGGGAGAAAGGGGCCAATAAAGAGAATTGTCATTTTTCCTTTTTCACCACCCCCAACTTAACCAAGGCATGGGAGAGGGGTAAAAAAGCTGCAACCAGGGATATTGTGTGGTATATCAAGGACATCTGATTGAGTAAAATCCGATCCTGTTTGAAAGGAGATGAATGAGTATGGATGGACTATTAATGGTGGCCAGATGGTTACATAAATGGAACATTGTCGTTGTTCCTATGGCACAATGGAAAGCAATGAACAAAGAGATGGAAATATATAAAGCAACCATTTCCTCTAATTTTATCCCTATCACATCTACCTCCACCCAGAAATTTCAAGAGGATACTCCACCGGGAAAGGATGACAAATTACCATCCTGCCCACATTGCGGAGAGGATGAATTTGAGGACTATCTATGGCCTCCCCCTGGGGATTACTCGGTTAGGTGCAAATATTGTGGAGCCCTCGGCCCTCCATGCTCCACCTGGAAGCAGGCAAGGGAAGCGTGGTGTGAGAGAAAGGTTTGCGGGAGCCTAAAACCATTTGGCGGGTAAACCGGATATGAATTGTTTACATTGCGGTGATTGTTGTTTAAGGATGTCTCCACTTTCCAACGGTCCATGCCCGTGGATAATAGAAAAGCAGGGATTTTACTTTTGTTCCAAATACACGAGCAGGCCAGATCAATGTAGAAACCATCAGTTTCCATTTCGACATTGCCCGATTGGTATTGAAATATTAGGTTTGAACGATCCCATGGCCATATCACTAAGAATTGATGAAGGTTGGACATTTTCTAAATCCTTATAACCGAATGAATTGAGCGGGAGTCCTGGGAAATCTACTCATAGGCAACCAGGAACCCCTACAAGGGAGGCAACCATGACTGATGACAAACAACCCTTCACCTGTCCTGTTTGTTGTGGCCACGGAACAGTTCAGAAACCAGCAGGGGATCAACAAACCTGGTCATCTGGACATACTGGTTGGTACGCCTGCCCTGCTTGCACGGGGGAGGGGATAATTTGGAGTGAGGAGGAGAGATGATGCACCTATTCACCGAGACCTATATCACCATGATGAAGGACTCCCCGATTCAGGATGAGTGGATACCAACAAGAGGCCATTATTATTACAGTCCCTTCGAAGCTGAAACCCTGTTTTGTATTGAATATAATTACCCTTACCGTGGAGAAGGGGATTTCTGGCTCCCCCTCGACCATGACTGGTGGGAGAGGATTGAGGGAGAATGGAAGCCTGGGATTGAATTTTTATTTTATAGACCAATCTTGGCAGATAAGGTTGTATATGGATTGCAGGTTGAAACTTTTGAACGCCAGCAGGTTCTTTATTTAGCCCCATCCATCCTTGACCTACTCGCCCTCTATGTCCATAAAAAGAAATGGGGATTAATATGGGATGAAGAGAAAGGCTGGGAATGAAAAATCACTTGACAAAATATGGGCAGTTAGTATATGATGAATGTGGGCGGTGTTAGATGGACAGTAATAAAACTAAAATTAGCCGATTGAAGACCTCCTCACGGAAGCACCGCCAATGCTGTCCAAACCGTGCAGGGGGTTTTTTTTCGGCTATTATTTTTTAGGGGGATTATGAGCCGATATCGTAAAATTGATTCTCGGATCTGGGGAGACGAAAAATTTAGAACATTATCTAAGCCAAAACCTAATGCTCAAAGTTTATGGCTTTATCTTTTAACGGGGCCCCATACAAATGGTTGTCCGGGTTTATTTAATGTCGGTCCAATGTCGGTATCTGAATCCCTCGGATGGTCTTTGAAAGCCTTTCATAAAGCCTTTCAGGAAGTCTTTGATAAAGGTATGGTGAAAGCCGATTTTGAAGCCAGGGTAATCCTTATCCCAAATGCCATAAAATATGATCCTCCAGAAAACCCAAATGTTCTAAAAAAATGGGCAAAAGATTATGATGAGATACCAGAGTGCGAGTTAAAAACCGAATATTATGAGATACTTAAAGCCTTTATCAAAGGCTTTAATGAAGCCTTTATGGAAGTCTTTGATAAAGACTTTGCCAAATCCATTACCATTACCAGAACCATTACCAATACCATTACCAATACCATTACCAAACCTTTACCTAAGTCTTTCAGTGATGGGTTCGATGATTTTTGGATTTCATATCCCAAGAAAATAGGAAAACAAAAAACATTGGAAATCTGGATAAAAATAAAACCTGACCAATCTCTCCTTAAAAAGATGCTTGAAAAAATAGAATTATTCAAACAGACCGATCAATGGAAAAAAGATAGAGGTCAATTTATACCTCACCCGGCGACTTGGTTGAATCAAGAGAGATGGGAGGATGAGATTGACGTAAAGCAGTCCGACAAAGACGAATATGAAAACGTAACTGGAATAGGAGGTAAATATGGACACACAAATTGAACAAGATCTTATTGGCTCTCTTATGATGAAACCTGAATCATTTCAAGAGATATCTGAACTATTGACTGAGAAAGACTTTAGGGATGATCTCTACCGTCATGCGTTTGCCTCCATTAAGAGACTACTTGCAAGTAACTCCGAAATTGATCTAAACGCCGTATATTTAGAAATGGGGCGTCCATCCGGAATAGGATTTAATAAACTAATCGAGGCAACAAAGGATTCATTTCTTTCACCGCTATATTATGCTAATATCCTTAAAAAACGCAATCTTGAAGATGACATAAAAAAGGCAGCCAATGAGAGGGAGTTTGACAAACTAAAGGAGAGGATAAAAGAGATTGAGGTATTAGGTAAGCCATCAAGCCTCTTTGATATTCAGAATATGATTGATTCTCAGGAGAATTATAGCGAATATTACCAGGTTGGGTTTCCGGATTTAGATTATTATCTACGGTTTAGGCCGTCGGACCTGATGGTGATAGCTGGGAAACCAAGTTCTGGGAAGTCGGCATTTGGTTTGACTATTCTCGGGAACATGGCCCGCCAGTTTCCGGTAGGTCTTATTAGTTTTGAGATGAGTTTGCCTTCCATTGGTAAGAGGTTGGCTCAGATGTATTCGATGGATTATCTCAGCTCGATCAATAAGAATTTTATAGCGACCAGTCCGGCGGCATTTACCATCCAGGAAGTCAGAAAAACGATGAGAAAGATCGTTGGAGAGATGGGAGCCAAAGTGATCCTGATCGATTACCTCCAGATTATGCAGGACAACCGGCGCCATGAGTCAAGGAGATTGGAGATCACGTCTATTATCAGGGGTTTAAAAGAACTCGGGAAAGAATTTAATGTGGCAATGGCTGTGATATCATCACTTACCAGGCAGGCCGATAAGTCGGAGACGGCTAGGCCCAATATGGGGATGCTCCGTGAATCTGGTGATATCGAATATTGTGCTGATATTATTCTATTTATTCATCCACTTAAAGATAACGATACGGAGCTTATACTGGATAAAAACAGGAATGGAAAGGCCAAAAAAACTATAGACCTTGTTTGGTTAGAAAACAAGGTAAAATTCGGATCACCAGAAAAAAGACGATTTGATGAGAGATAGCCGATGCCTATAATAATACCTGGGAAACCGATCGCAAAGAAAAGACCCAGGTTTGCTCGAAGGGGTAAGTTTGTTGTGACCTATAACTCCCAGGAGACAGAGGAGGGCCGCTTCTTCTTGGAGGCCAGAGCCCAATGGCAGGAGCCTATTTTTGATGGGGGGGTAGAGATTGAGGTTGTTTATGAGATGCCAATACCAAAGGGAACCTCGCGGAAAAAGGTTGAAAAAATGTTAAGTGGCGAGATCAGGCATCTTAAAAAACCAGATACAGATAACCTGATAAAGTTTACAAAGGATTGTTTGACAAATATCGTCTGGAAAAGCGATGCTCAGGTTTGGAAGGAGACCGTCGAGAAAAGGTTTTCGTTGGAGCCTAAAACTATAATTTTTATAAAGAAAGACGAGGAGAAAGAATGAAAAATATCGGATTAAAAATTAAGGGATTGCCGGAAGTTAAACACTTATTTGATGCCAAGACCTATAAGCGCATGATCAACGATGCTTTGGAGGAGACGGCAAAGAAGGCAAAGGTTGAATTGCAAGAGGAGATGACAAGGGTCTTTGATAGGCCAACTCGATGGACCCTTACCAGGCCTTATTTTATCCGGCATTTTAACAACCTGAGTATTGAATGGAAGCTGCGAGATTTGAAGGCAGATGAATATCTATGGCCTCATATCGAAGGAGGAAGCAGAGAACAGAAGGGATCGGAGAAATATTTGCAGAAAATAGCTGGCGTAGGTCATAAAGTTTATTGGGTTCCAGGCGCAGGGGTAAAGCTCAATAAATACGGGAATGTCTCTGGGGGTCAGATCACTCAAATCCTCTCGGTATTAAAGGCACTCCCAGAGGTAGGATACCTGGGGAATATCACAGAGAGATCAAAAAGAAGGGCAGAGCATAGGGTAAAAAAGCCAAAGCCTCCAAGGGAGTTCTTTATCGCAAAGGGTCATTCACGCCTACATCCGGGGGTATGGGAGAAGGTAAAACATGGGAGGATCAGGCCCATATTGCTTTTTATCAAAGATCCACAATATTCGGAAAGACTGGATTTCTACGGGACTATAGCCAATTCGTTTAAAAAACACCTACAAGGCAGGCTTAATATACAGGTAGAGGAGCTAAATAGATAATAATATTGGGAGAACATGAATGAAATCATGTAGTAAATGTGGAATAGAAAAATCTCTTGAGGAATTTCCATTTGATACGAATTTCTCTGTAAAAAAATATCCAAACAAAGACAAGAAGAAGTCTGAATGTTTGGAATGCTGTAAAATTAGACATTTGGGCTATAGGATTAAAAAAGGCCAAAAATACAATAGCCATAAAAAATATCTTAATGATAAGAGTAAAAAGAGACTTAAAGAAGCGATTCAAAGAACCGAGAAAGAATGTAATAAATGTCATCAAGTTAAATTATTAAGTAGTTTTCCGGAACTCCCAACTTTCAATAAAACCGGAAAAAGGAATGCCAGTTATTCATTTGATGGTAGAGGAGGAACATGCAAGGAATGTATCGGTTTATATAATAAATCAAGGAGGCCACCACCAAAGATTAGGCTTACCCAAGAAGAAATAAAGCAGAAAAATAGAGAAAGGGCAAGATTGAGATATGCTAATGATCTTGAACATAGAGAGAAACGTAAACAAGAAGCTCGCCTATCCCATCAATTAGATAGAAGTAAAATGTTAGCAAGAAAACATAAAAGAGAAGCAATTATAATTAACCAACATGATGGAACCGTTGATTCAAAAACAATAAACACCCTCTTAAGAGAACGGAAATCATGTATTTATTGTGGACAAAATTATAATGGGAATAAACCAGAAATTGATCATATTGATCCGCTCTCCAAAGGGGGATTACATAGTAAAAACAACCTTACTTCTTGTTGTTATAATTGTAATAGAACTAAGGCTAATAAGTCATTTGTTGAGTGGTTAGAATTTATAAAAAATGAGAGAAAAGAAATAGTCAAGAAATTCTATTTTAGGAGATTACATAGATATCCAGAACAGTCTTTTCTAAAATTAAAATATAATTCATAGTGGAAAATAAAAGGGATGGGGGAATGAGATCTTCTTTTGAGGACGAAAACAAGAAAACAACAATGATTTTAATTGGTTGCGGGTCCTCCGACGAAGGGTTGAAATTATAGTAATTAAAAC